AAAGGACCGCCGGGTCTGTCTCCATCCACTGCATGATGTACACGAACGGTGAAACACCGCTAGAGTTCACCTCGTAGAAGCGTGCCGCATCAACCTCGGGCGGATCACCCCAAAGGCCTGTACCAAGCTTTCCGCCCGGATTAGTGGCGAAGAATGTTACTTTATCCTGCGGGAAATAACGATTCTGGCTGATTGAGGGGCGGCCATCTGCACCGATTGTGGCGCTTCTGCCATAGGTCAGATCATTTGTGATGATCGTATTGATGCCAAACTCGTCTGCAAAGTGAGCCTCTAAGGCACCGGTGCTAATCAGAGTACCAGCTCCAATGTTGCCGTTGATAGCTACCTGCAGGTGCTTGTTGCGGCGCATCTTTGAGATATTCTTTTTAGATGTGAAAATACCCGTAATGGTAACACCTGCATCGGTGGCCTGATCTATGATCTCTTGAATCTGGCCGTCAATATCTGCCTCAACAGAGAGGTCAAGCTCCAAAGAGGTCTGTGCATTCGGTACACCGTAGTCAACAGTGAGGTCAAGGTTGTTCTCTGAGATTGTCACCTTACCTGTTGCAAGCAGTTCATTCTTTGCGACTTTGGTACGAGTAACGACCTGATCCGCAAGAATCATGCCGTCCTGTAATACATAGTCATAAAGAGCCTGATCGCCCTGGACCCCTGCCCTTGTAAGCTCGCGCAGCCTTTCAGACTGGTTGATTTTGACCTTGATAAGGCCTTTCTCGATATTGTGAGTGTCAATCGGCACCCTAAAGGTTGTCTTTGCCTCGGTATCAAATCCGTGGAACTGAGCCATCACGGGAATGGAATACTGACTTGCAATAGACTCCCAATGCGCTACAATATTGTTGGTCTTCTCATCGCCAAAAAGACCGTCAGCGGGATCATTCTGTCGAGTGGGTGGCAGAGCACCTACATCAATCCAGTCGCTTTTTCTAACTTTTCCGAAGATTTCATCTTCCCATCTAGCCATGGTTGCACCTCCTTAATAAGGCCTTGTTACAGTAGGCTCTTCCACAAAAGTAAAGCCTAAAGCTACAAGTGCTGACTTCGCATCTGAGTCAAGTGTAACGGGTAAACGATCCTCAATGATCGTGCCCTTAGTGACTACTGAACCCGGCATGTTGCCTGTAGTTACATCAACATCCTCGTAAACGATACCCTTGGCTGTCGCACCATTGGCGGGGTAGATAGTCCCCATTGGTACATACTTTGAGCCGTCTCCCGCTGTTACTGCCAGCGTGGTGGGCATTTCACGAGTCTCACGGGTGCACTCTTCGTGTCCCAAAAAATAACCCGGCGCATATACTACGCCTTTGCGTGTTTCATCAATAAAAGACATAATCAGCCCTCCTTTGATTCTCCGTAGAGATTAGCGTGGTACTTGGCCGCCAGCAATGCCGCTCTGCTTTGCCCGGTCGGCTGGCCGCCCTCGTTTGTCGGCGGTTTCGGCGTTTGTACGCCCGTCTGCTCCTTGCTCGGGATAAATGATGCGTAGTCCTCGCTGATAGCTTTAGAAACGCTCTCCGCTTCCTTTACGCTTCCATCCTCGTCAAATTCAAGGTTTGCAAACTTCCCGTCCGCCTCGGCGTTTTTAATGACAAAATCAAGGAATTTTTCAGATACCCCGGCTTCTGCCAGTAGTTTCTTGTAAGCACTCCTTTGTTTCGCCCTCGTTGCTTTGGATTCAGTATCCGCTTTAAAATCGTCATACTCCTTTTGGAGCTTTTCATACTCAGCAGTCAGGTCTTCGTATTGCTTTTTATACGGTGATCTGTCGCCCTGCTTGCTTTCCTTTTCCAAGGCTTCTACCTTGCTCTTTAAGGCTTCGTGGTCTTTAAGCTGGTCTTTTAAACTGTCTCTTTCGTCTTTGATTTCATTAACAACATCCGTGTGAATCTTGATGATTTCATCAGCTTGTGCCTCTTCGATACCCATTGCCGCAAGGGCTTTTCTTGTCAACGCCATATGTCCTCCTTTGCTTAATAACTGTGCTTCGTTACCAGAGATTTATATATCCCAGTGCTTCGGGAATGAAAAAAGAGCCAACATGTACATAAACTGTACAAGTTGACTCCAATTGTCCTTTGCCTGCCCCCAATTAGGCAGGTGATGCCTTTATTTGTTTTTTTACCTCCAACACCACAACGCCGTCTTTGCGCCGTTGTACCTCGGCATTATTGCCCCGGTTGACAATAGCCTCGATAGCTTTGATGGAGGTAGAATCAAGTACTACTTTCAATGACTCCTCCCTTATAATATCACGTAAAAACAATTTATTCAATCTTAATTTTACATCCGGGGCAGAGCGCGGCACCCTGCCCCTATATATGAAAAATAAGAGGTCTCACCGCTACAGGGGGATTAGCGGCGATACGGTGTGCAGGAATTGAACCTGCAAGTCCCTTTCACCGTCCTGAGCTTCCAAAACCGTTGTCGCCGCGTTCGGTTTCATCCAGCTTGTCCACTTGTTCCAGTTCCGGGGTGTAAATCGGCAGCATAACCAACTGTATTATTTTGTCGCCACGGTAAAACTTAACGTTTCTACTAGTTGAATTGTAAAGCTTCACCTTTATGCTCCCGGTATAACCCGAGTCTATGACACCCTCGCCAAACAGGCCACGTCTTACATTCAATCCGCTTTTGGATTTTAGAAAACCAACATAGCCCTCTGGTATCTGAACACAAACCCCAGTGTCAATCGTTTTACTTCCAAGCCAACCCATAAAACCGCCCCTGACGATAAAGTCAACAGGCGTACGGATATCATACCCTGCATCCGCTTTATGTGCCCTGTCTGGCATGAACGCCCCCTCTTTTAACTCTACTTTCAATGTGACCTCCTATCTATCGGATAAATTGGTGTTTCTCCGTCAATTACGAAAAAGCACTCCTAAACATGGCCTGATATTCGCCAGTATGATCCGCAAGTGCGGGCTTTAGATACGGTTGAGCCGCCATTTTTGACGTTCCCAGCTCGACATAAGGCGCATACTCTACCGATGTGCCGATAGTCGCCGTATGTCCTGCCACTTCATGCGTTATGCTTGCCCTTAACCGCCCGGTATCAACAGGAGCCGCACCGACTGCGTGCCCCTCGCAAGTCACCGCACACATCAAAAGCCCTTGTTGTATGGCTTCTTCTTTGGCCGCCATAACTTCTGCCACGTGACTGATAATCATAACGTCATGTACTCCTTTAAATAGCTCCACTTTGCAGCCTTAGCGCGATAGTCAGGCCGCAAGATCGGTTCTGTCTTAACTTTCTTTGACCGCTTCCATTCAGCGTAACTCATGTTTTCGAGCCTGTGGTTTGGTCTTAGCGATAAATCAGACGCATCCGGCTCAAATCCCTCAACAGTCGCCCGCAAACTGCATCGGCAGTTGTAAATTTCGCTCGGCGCACCGTCTGGATCACCGGGAAAGCGACAGCCGTTCGGGAACCTGGCCCCGACCGCAACCGCCACACCGTCCAAATGTCTGTGTGAAACCCTTGTCCTCATATCGAGAGCCGCCACCCATTGTTGCTTTAACTTAATTCCCATGGACTCGGCACGCAAATAGCTATCAACACGCCCTGCATTCATGGCACCGATGGTCATAGTTCGTGCATTTCGTATGGCCGCCGCCCTGTCACGGTCGCCAACAGTGATGGCTAGCCTTGTCGCTATCTTAGTGATAGCCTCACCCTGCAAAATGGACTGGATCATGACACTTTGAATCTGCTTGTTGTTCCACAGTTCAGCTTTGCCCTCTCGTATCCGTTTCTGAGTAGCCTGCCCCGGTGGCGGTAGCATTTGAGGATCATCCCTTATCAACCGCTCAACAGCTTCGGCATTGTAAAGCGAGTACGATGTATCAAGCCCCAGCTCGTGTTCTATCTCATAAGTGCCCCAGTTATGGTTCAAAGCATAGACCTCAGGAAGAAAACCCAGTACAGTTGACCGCGCCGCCATATCTGCATTTGCGTAGACCTTAGCAAGACGTTCCCTCACAGCTCGCCAACGGTTTCCCATTGCTATCTGCCCGGTTCTCCATGCCTGGTATTCTTGCTTCGTCTTCTTTCCCTCTTCGACCCACTGCCGCCACTTTTCATCCTTGATTTTGAAACGGCGTATATAGTCGTCTAACTTTTCCTCAACTTCGTCAATTGCTTGCTTGTACTCCTTTCGAATCTTCTTCTCCATTTCCCGAAGGAGTCTCTCCGTTTCCTTGTCCGCTGGATTCATCCACTAACCCCTTTAACGTTGCTATTTCTTCTTCGGCTTTGCGGTCAAGCACCTCGTCCACCTTGTCAGCATCCCCCAACAGGGTCAACAGCTTAGTTGTGGTGTACTCTTCATCAAAGAACTGTGCCGATGCTAGCACAAGCTGTACCTCTTCCGACTTGTTCACAAGTACCGACCTCGTAAAGGTAGGCGCATCATCCACCCCGGCGTTCAAAAGGATATCACGCAGGAAATCCTTTACACAGTCCTCAAAATCGTCCGCTTTCTCATTAAGGTTTTCATAGGCCGCTCTTATCGCTGTAGCCGTCAGCTGACCGCCTGTCAGAGCCTTTGTGTCAAGGGCCATGGCATCCTCATACAAGTCCATTCTAAGCCGCTCTAAAAGCGTCTCACGGCTCTGATACGGTGGCTCGATGGTGTGCGGTTCTGCCGTCTGACCGTCTCCGACCGATGCAGCGTGCATGGTTTTGACACGCTCGACAAACTTAACGAGGTCAACATCATCCATCCCGCCCGCGTTCTGGACCAACCAGTAGATAAGGGAACCCTCATCGACTGAATTAGCGAAGCCCGACTTTATAAGGTCAAAACAGTCGATTTGTTCTTGTATTCCGACAAGCTCTGACTGGTGCGACTTGTTACCCCAGAATGGGATGATCGGGAACGTTGGGTAGTTCTCGCCGTCATAGATTTGTACGCCGTCCGCATCCGATACGCTAACAACCTTGTGATAAGCTGACTTCGGATGCATTTCCTCACCGTCTGCCGATGCAACACCCCAAAGATAATCCGTGAATCCGTCCTCCTCGTAAAGAGTCGCCCTCATCGGTTTGGCCGTGTTGATCTGCCAAAACCTTATACCAGCCTTTAAAGCGCCGTCCTCCTCGTCATAAAGCGGTACAAACTCAGTCGCCTTGAAATACTCCAAATGATCGTTATTCCAGAACCCATAGGACACACCGCCACACAAAGCATAGTGCGCGGCCTCCTTAACCTTTACGTCAAAGTCCTCGCCCAGTTTTGTTTCTGTGGCTTCATCGTTCCATGTAATCCCGTTGCCGAGTAGGTACTGGACCTCTTGCATAATGAACCGCTTAAAGAAACCAGAAGCCATTTTAAAGTTAGCCGACCACGTGTCCGGGATCGCTTTACCCTCAATGGTATATAGTAACTTCTGATACGCTACAATGGTGTGATTCTTCATAGCGTAATACTCATCTGCAAGGACAGCCGTCTCGTACATTTCAGAGTTTTTGTATGCGCTAATCGCGGTCTGGATAAAGTCGCGCTTCCGCTTATCGTCCTCTTTGACTTCCAAAAAATCTTGATAGGTTACCATTTCACATTACCTCATAAATGATTTATAGTTCGTTTTATGCACCGCTATGCGCTTAGTCTTAACGAAGTAGCGTAGGGCATCCATCATATGGTCGTCTACCTTTACTGGTTTATCCTCGGCTGCGGTTTCATCCCACACATAACCAGCCGCTTCTTTTCTCCACTCCTTGATTGAGGGCGATACCTTTATCAACCCCCGGTACATAGCACTGGCTGTGTCCCTTATTCCATCCAACACCGCGTTGTCAGCAGGGATCACATTGTACCAGTTCTTCTTTCTTAGCAAGGTGATAAACGATGCGGCCGAGGGATCAATAATGGTCTGCATCTTCTTAAACACCCTGGCACTCGACAGAGCTGACCTATGCCCTTCGCTCTCTCGCTTTTCCATGATATCGCTTACCAGATCATCAAGCGCATAACCATACTCTTCATCCGTTTTCTGTATACCAGTATCACGTCCTGAGTAGTAATAACCCCTTGTTGCATACCATACACCGCCGTGGAGTTCCCACAACAGCGCTGCAAAGGCGTTCATGGTTCCGTAGTCAATCGACAAACAATAGTCTTCAGCTTCCCCTTCCGGCGCATCCTCTAGGGCTTTTTCATACAAGGGATATATAAGCCCTTCGGCAAGGGTCCACTCTCCGTTGATGAATCTGCCATAATAAACAGTGCCCTCATACTCACGGCAAAGGTTATCAACAAACTCTTTCGGAAGAAAAGGATTATCGAAGATCGTGTAATGCTGTACGTATATGTCGAGATCATCCTTGTCGATAAACTCTTTCAACCAATGGTTAGGTGATTCGGGGTTGCATGAGCCGTCAAACATTGAGTACGGCTTATCAAGTCGGGATTGCAGCATTGCAAATATCTCAGGGTTCCACTTTGCGATTTCATCACCATAGCAATACTTAACCGACATACCCTGTATCTTTGCCACTTGCGAAATTTTCTCCGCGCCAAGACAATACACATCCTCGCCGCATATCCGCGCTATGTTTCGGCCGTTGATCGTTCCTACAAGCCTATCGGTGTACATTTCCCTCATGGGTTGCAGTACATCACGTTCGATTGTCTCACGAGATACGCCGAGGATCAGATTAAGCCCGCTTTTGCCATGGACCTGCCGCAAGCGATAGGGGATCATAACATTAACATCAACGTATGATTTCCCGCTGCGGACAGCCCCCACTTTGAGGTTCCATCGTTTGTTTGCCTCTCGGATATACTCATTCTGCTTGTCGCTCAGCACTATTGATGATGCCATTCAATATACCATCCAACTTATCTAACGCCTCGGTATCGTTGACCGCTTCTCGTTTATCTCTCCATTCGTTCTGCTTGCGATTCTTTAGCCAGAAGATTTGAGCCGTCACATCCGGGTGAGCGTATTTCTTAAACTTTTTAATGTGTTTGCGCTTTGAGCCGTCCTCACCCTCATATATTTCTGTTAATGTTTCTTCATACTCATAACCGAGGGCACGTTTTAAAAGGGAATTCTCTACCTTCCTGTCAACATAATCCTTGCCCTCTTTTAAGGCCTCCGCAAATTGTGGATAATTTTTCTTCCACTCGTAGAGCGTTGAAGTGGCAATTTCCATCTTTACGGCTATCTCTTCGTCCGTCAATCCATCTTTTGCCCATCCTTCAACTCTTATTATATTTTCAGGCTTTAGCCATTCCTTGGCTTTGCTCGGTCTACCTCTCGGCATTTGTATCCCTCCTATCTTTTACCAAACCATGCGGTGTTATTCTGTCCACTTCCACAATTTCAATGTTCATCGGCTTATTAGTTTAGCCTCCTGTTTCTTTCACAACAACATATACCTTCTTTCCATTGTGACACATCAACGCCAAGTTTCATGTCGAGTGACAACAGATAATATTCTCGCATATGAAAGAAATAAGCAAACACATCATCCTCGCTTGTTGTACTATATTTCCTGTGTTTCATGGTTACGGCTCTTGTAGCTTCATTGAAAAATTCAGCCACTTCCTTGTCTGTTTTGCCCTCTGCTACAATCTCTGGCATTCCTATCTTTTCGCCACCATTAAACAAAACAGGACATATGTAATTAGGCTCATAATTCTTTTGGGCATAATTGAGCATAGCAAGCGTATAATCATTGAGATAATAAGCAACTATGCAATCACCGCCCGTGGAAGTATTGTAACCATGGTCAATCGTTTTCAATTCCGCAATCAAATATCTTTCAAGCGTTTCTGCCTGCTCTTTCGATATGCCGTCAATGATGATATTATGCGTTACGTTCTCCCATCCATACTTGTTTATGGCTCTTGCAATTTTAGGCTGAGTTTCGTACCCTTTACCGTTTCTCCATCGTTTTTCAGCATCGCATGAAATACCAATATATTTTTTGCCATTCGGGAAAATATGCTCATAAACGCAATAGTTTTTATTCATCAAACACCTCGTCATAAGTGAGCTTCTTCCCGTCACGAATGCAGAATATTTCATCTTTTCTGCCGGTAAAATTCAACCACCTGTTTACGATGACGGAAACATATTTTTCATCAAGTTCGCACATATAGCATTTTCTGTTTAACTGTTCACAGGCTATTAGTGTGCTACCACTACCACCAAAGCAATCTAACACAACATCACCTTTTTTACTTGACTTGTTCAAGGCATATGCAATCAATTCAATAGGTTTCATTGTCGGGTGCATTTTAGGTGGTTCTCGGTCAAATTCCCATATATCCGTATCTCTTGCGCCATTCAATTCCACCCTACCTTTATTCAAGTATAGGATAACTTCATACTGCCCTGCGTATGCACCTTTTAAGTCTCCCATACTCCAATTATTCTTTTTCCAAATAATCACATTCTTCAAATCAAGGCTTGTATTTTCAAAATATTCAAGCCATTGTTTCAAAGATTGCCAACCACAAAATTCATATACAGGGCAATTATCTTTCATCGCTCCCCATATTGCAGGAATAAAGTCTAATATCTTATCATCGTTCTGCAACATTTCGTATTTGTCTTGATGATTGCTTTCGTATTTGTACCCATATGGAGCATCGCAGAACACCATATCAGCCTTTACCCCATCCATAAGCCTATCAATAACCGCAACATCCGTGCTATCGCCGCATATAAGTTTATGATTGCCTAATTGCCATACATCACCAAGTTTTACTCTCGGTTCGTCAGGCACCTCCG